TGAAGTCGTTGGGGGTAACAGTACCCTGCAAATAGGGATAACCACCTTGCTGGCGAGTTGCTGAAAATGCTACGGCAATAGGATTGGTTTCATTTTCAAATTCATAGGAGTACATAACAGTTACTCCTTGCACAATTTCTTGTGCAGTAATTCGGGTTGTTTTTTGAATGATTTGCATATTAATTGAATTATTAATGATTTATATTTTTTTTACTTTTATGATTGCTTAGCGATTCATAAATATTATCCTGTATATTCTATATTTGTAATTATGCCATTGACTATAGTTATTCTGTGATTGCTAATTTCGTGTGTATTAGAATATCCTTTTTGTCCATGCATTCTTATTTCACCATAGAAGTTTGTATTTCCTCTTATTTTAACATCTCCCTCTAACACATCAAGTGCTACAGATTCTTCTTGTCCCCATATTGCTTTTAATATAAGGGCAGTGCTTTTTCGCCCTCCTCTACTTTCTAACTTCATTGCGGAGTGGGTTGTATCATTATGCCCTGATGTATATACATCTATTGCTGATTTATCTACTGTTTTAAATATTTCAGGGTCATTTATTCGTACTTGTGTTGTACGGCTGTCTTTTCCATTCCCCAATGCTCTTATGAGTCCTTGTGAAGCTATATGAAGTCCGTTTGCTTTTAAAGAAGTTTCGCTTGCGCTTTCTATTTTAAAGTTCCCTATTTGTCCCTTTGAAGCATATATACTTCCATCATCTTGAACTCTAAAAGGGGCACTTTCTTTGTCTCTATAGTTAGCACCAGCAAAGAAACGAATAGACTCACCCGATAACCCCGCCCCATTAATACCAGCATTGCCTCCTAATGTATTTCCAACAGTTAGCGCACCCGTAGTAATTGTGTTTTTTACTATATCTGTACCATTGGTGTAGTCAGCACCTTTGCTAAACATACCATTGATAAATTTAACATTTGCTTTTTCTGCTTCTGTGAGGTACATTGCATTTTTGTCAATGATACCTAAATCTACCATTGTATCCCATACATCTTCAGGTGCAGGTGTCCAATCAGTGGGTTTGTTGCCTCTTTCAAGTTTGATTTTGCGAATCGTGTTTGTTTTTGTACTATTGCCATTTCCTACAATAAACACAGAAAATGAATCTCCTTTTTTTAAATCTAAATTCAAATTGTTTTTCCACACATTCACTCCTCTTTGTAAAGAACCATAATTTCCATTACCTCCTCCCGCTAATAATATAGGGAAACACCCATCTGCAAAATCACCGTCAATAGTTAGTGTTACAGTTTCACCTAATTTTATATCCTCTGTAACTTGATAAGAAGTTATATTATATTTATTATTAGTGATAACAACTCCGCTGTTTTTTAGTAAATTCCTTCCCCCAATATTCAACTCATTCACTTTTTGTTGGGCAAAGTTTTTAGCCTCTTGGAGTTTCAATTGGAGTTGTTGTATTTGTCTTTGCTCTGCTTCTGTAATTTTGCCGTCGGCTGTTGCAATGGCTTGTGCTTTGGTAAGTTCTGCTTGTGCCCGTGCGTATGCTTCGGTAGCTGTTTTAGCGGTTGATATTTGACTTTCTAAATCTTCAGGGGCTGGTGACCAATCTGTTGCGATGTTTCCTTTTTCGAGTTTTAACATCTCAACTGAAGATATAGGAGCTGGTAAAGCCCCTTTAACCTCGTGATAAACAGTAATACCCTTCCATTCTTTATTAGGTACTATTAAATTAGTAGTCTTTCCGCTTTTCAAATCTGTGTTTATATATTGTCTTGGCACACCTCCTAATTCATTTGAAAAGTAAACATGTGTAATTCCTTTTATATCCCCAATACAAGAAAATACATATTGTTCATTAGGATTCACAGGTTCTGAAAGTAAATAGAATGTACCTATGTAACCGTTCATTATGCGATTGTCTTTGGAACTGAGTACAAAATTCCTTCCCCCTACCTGAATATTACTAATACTTGACTTTAGCCTACTCTCCAACGACTGTAAATCAGGGTTAATGATTTGCTTTATCTCTGTTTTGTTTTCAGCAGTGATATTTAGTTTTGCTTTTATCTCTATATGGTCATCAAAGAGGTGTATATACTGCTGTCCGTTCCCCGATGTTATCTTGTCAGTTTTGATTTGTCCGCCTGTGATTTCAGTAAATCCATTGTGTTTAGATACACCTCTCTCACTTTCGTATTCAGAATTGACAGTGGCGTATAGGAAATGATAGAAGCCAGCTTCTTGTTCTATATCTATTTTGTTTTCGGATAAGATAAACTCACCAATTTCAGCGGTTTTACTTGCTTTGATATATAGGTAGTAGGTTTTAGCCTTATCGTCCAAACGCCCTGATACGAAAGTGGAGATATACCAATATTTATAGCTGTTAGCATCACGATTAGGGGTTATATCACTACTTCCTAATGTGAAATGTTTAAGCCAGCCGCTACCTGCATTGATTTGCTTGCTATTCTTATCAAAATAGAGCGTGTGAGGTGCTTTTATAGGGTTTGTTTTTGAGACTACAAAATCGAACTGGGTTGATTTGTTACCTATAAGAGCCATCATAGTTTGTACGGTGGCGGGGACGATGCTCTTAGTATATTCAGGAAAGGCTGCTTCTATTTGCTTGATAGTTTCTTGAGAATCACGCCAGCTTCTTTTGGTTAGTGATTGTGTGCGCTTGTTGAGCTCTCCAAAATATACCTCTTGGTTTTTGAGTTTGCGCATTTCAGAAGCAAAGGAATGTCCTTGTACTTTGTTAGATAACTCTATTTGTGGGCTGTAAGGGTTATTTACATATTCTTTTAGTCCTACAATGCGAATAGCTACGGGTGTGCGCTGAAATTCAGTGTCTGAAAAGTTGATATAAGCACCCATTTTTAAGCGACCTCCTACATTAGCCCAGTTCTTTTTAGCCCATATACCATCTAAATCACCAGTAAATGTGAAGAGGTCGGTGCGGTTTTCGTATAGGTATTTGCACGCTTCTTTCATCATCTCCCAGCTTGCGCCTGACTTTGTGGCGTTGTCGCTGATATAAGCGTTTGGCATTTGCATATTGTATACGGAATATTCATCACCTATATTAGGGCGGAATATATCGTTTGGCATTGTAACGCCGTCTTCTTCTTTAGGAACAAGTTGGAATCGTTTTTCGGCGTGGTTATATTTGGATACTTCAAACTCTCTACCTGACAGCATACCGCTTTCAAAGTAGATAAGCATTTTTTCGCCTTTGATTTGCATTGCATTGAAATCAAGGGCTTGTGGTATAGAGTCGTCAAATATGTCGTAGAAGTGTTTATCTATATCTACTGCAAAAAAACCTGATACAGTACCTTTGCGTTTGGGGTATATGTGTGATAAGTCAAGGCTTTGCTCATTTACAAATCCGTTGTTTTGTGCGTTCTTAATGGCTATTGATAGTCCTTTGTCGTCTGAAAGGAATGTTACCCCCTCATATACATATTCTTGTGATTTAGGTAGTAACAATTCTTTATTGCCGTATTTAGAGCGGTCGATATTACGCTCGCCTCCTTGTACATAGAGGCGAGTAATACGGCTTTGTTCAGTAGTACGACTTACGCCAGTCTTAAAGCCTTTCCCCTTGCCGTATTGTAATGGTAGAGGATTATTCTTGAAATACTCTACCTTATGCAAATGAATAGTTTTACCAATAATCTCATATTCAGTATCAAAGGCTTTGGCTATCATATCCAACGCTTCAAGGCAGTTGTTGTGATTATAAGAAACGAGTTTTTCGGAGGCTTCTATACAGTTACCTACTTGCCACCCGCTATCTATCATATTGAGGCAATCGACAAGGATTTGCACGTGGTAGCGAGGTGAGGCGGTGAAAGGGAATTTTAGGGTTTTATCGTTGGGATTTCTAAATTTGTAGTTTTTGAGGTTTGCGCCCTCGCTGTCCATAGTGAGGATATACTCAAAGTTTCGAGTGTTATGTTTTACGATTTTTGCAGGTTGGTTAAGGGTATAACGCTCATTAGCAAACTCACACCACGCACCAGTTGGAATGTCGGTATAGGTGGATAACGAAAAGTATAAGGTAAGCGTATGCTCGCCCATTATAGAGCGATAACGATAACTCTCATCAGTGGGGATAATGTCTATATATGTAGCGTTAAAATTGAGTTTCATTGGTACAATAATAATACAGTGCAAAGGTAAGAGGGACTTTCCTTTGCTCTGCTATAGTGGTTTAGTAAAAAATTAGTAAATATTTGGAATGGCATTAAGTGAGTACAAAAGTGATAATAAACGATACTTTGAGAGTGTTGCTGACAAGAAACACATCTTTAACACTTGCTTTTTGGTAGATAGCGTTAAGTCCTCCCCCTGCCCCTCCGAAAGAGGGGGGAATGTTAATGGTTCGTTCGCCTTGTTTGGTGAGATTGTACAACAAGGCTTCGTATAGTTGCCAAAAGGTGCTAACGGGTTGAGAAATGTAGCAATGTAGTTCAAGGGTGCGTTCTTTAAATACGTTAGAATGCTCTGCATATTGTACGCCACTAATGGCTGTACTATTGATAGTGAGGTGTTCTTTTACCTCGTAATCTTTTAGGAGTGTATTTTGGTTTTCTTCAAGTAGGTAAATGCCGTATTTGGATACATCTATGCCGTCTATAGTGAAGCCTGAAGTGGGTAGTGTAGCATTGGGGGCGGTATAGATATAGCCTTCCAAAGGAAAATCGGAAGCAAAAGTAATATCGTAGCTGATGTACGTTTGTTCTTTTTTGGCTTTTTTTACTGATACTAATCGAAGTTGAAATGTTTTATTGAGTTCTTCAAAGTGGAATGTATTGTAAGTTTGAGCAGTAAGAAAGTTGATGAATGGTTCGTACTGGTTTGCTTCACTAAAAAATGATAAAGTGATCTGAATGGTATCGAGTTTAGGACTATCGGTGT